AACCGACCTCGACTTGATCGCCGTATCGAACCTTATTAGAAAGATAGTTATATAGCGGAGAGTATGCGTAAGCATTCATAGCACCAATGGTTTCAAACAAACCTGACGGTGCTTTTGCCTGAGTCTTACTAAAGATAATAGGCTGAATGTTATTCGGGTCAATCCTAGATGATGGAACAGTCTGCTCTGATGGAGCAGGTTCTACCTGTTGCTCAACAAATGCAGGTGAAATGTCTCCACCAGCCTCATATCGTTCTTGCAGAATAGACTTTGGTTCTTCTTTGGTGGTGGCAACAATGTCATTAAAGACACGTTCTACAGGGCTAACCATCGGGCTGTCGTCATAAGCATCAGCCTCGCTTGGCATCTCTATAGGAGTCTCAGCATATTCTATGTTAGATTTTTTTTTTAATTCTGACTTAGTGTTGGTCAGGAAGTATTCTGCCTCAGACTTGCGGCGAGTAGGATACTTGTCACCAAAGTTATTTAAGTTCGCCACAGCCTCTTGCCAGTTATCAGTTGTTACCTGACGCCAAAAGTTTGGTGTGCGAGACTCAAGATCGCCATACTGGAATGCAACAGACGCAATAACAGTTGCCTTTGCTTTCTCAAGAGAGTCAAAAGATTGACCAGTAGTATTTTCCCATTTGATCCGCAAATTGCTAAGAGATTGCTCTTTGGCAAACTCAGTTACAATTCGTGCTTCTTTGGTGGTTAAGTTCAAATTGCCAGCAACAGCAAGCGCATCTGCACCCTTTAGTCCTAGGTACGGAATTAACTTAGCCTTAATCGCGTCAGGAAGCCCCTCTAGGTCTTGTTCGTTCCTTGCCCCTAGGTCTACACCACCGCCGATGGTAACGCCGCTCTGTGAGCCTTGAGCGTCAGGTACATAACCACGAGTCTTGATGCCGCCTTCTTTGTCGAGGATAAACTTCCAATCAATGTTGGTCATGCGCCACCACCCATCTGGCCTTCTACGGCTTCGTTCTGTAGAATTTCTTCTAGTGTTGTGCCTAGAGAGCGATCAAGTTTTCTGCCAGTTTTCTTTTCAAACTCGCGTATTCTCTCTCTTTCGTCTGATGGCTCTTCTGCCTCTTCTTTAGCACCAGAAAGTTTAGCCGCTTCTTGTGCAAATTTAGGCGCAGATGGTGAGAAAGAAAGATAAAGAGGATCGCCTTTATCGTTTTGGGCTGGAACAGGAATAAGCATACCCAACTCATCTTTATAGAATGCCGAATACATCACACCTAAAGTTCCAAACTCATCTGTAACACCAGTGCCACGAAGGTCTTGAGGAACAAGATATACTTGCTTGCTACCTGCTGGGCCGCCTTTACCAAGATGGAATCCATCTGGCAATTCATTATTTACAGATAAAACGAAAAGGTCACGGATAAGAGGATTAGGAATTGTGCGTTGTAATGCATAAGCAGAACGCTCAATGTTATCGCTATAAAGGGGATCAGCAACTAATTCTTTAGTATCCAGATAAACTGAATTCTTCATTGCATCTATTCTGTCAGTTACATCTTGAAGGTTTGCTCCATTAGCAAACATATACTCAGCCACTGGCTGATAGCGAGAAACCATCACTGCATCATTTCCAAACTGATGCATAAGGTATGCTTGAAGACTACTCATCTTTCCAGTTGGCTCTTTGAACACAGTCTTTAATTTAAGTGCTAGAGTATCTTTGTCTTGGAAGTTAGCCGTTACTCGAGAAACAATAGATGGTAAATCTTCAGTGCCACTTGTAAATTGCGTTACATACCCAACAGTTTCTAAGATAGCCCTAGTGTTATCTGACAATGAATTGTACAGAAGGTCTTGTGTGTCGCCATCACGATTGGTGTAAGTCTTCAATCTAAAATAATGTTGCATCAAGTTTTGAATTTCAACATCATCATACTGCATACCCATTGCAAGGTTCTCAAGACTTTGGATCAAGCCTCTAGGTGGAACAGATGTCCGAGCGACAACATCAACAATGTTTTTATTTAACAAAGATTCTGGCATTCTGTAGTAAGAATTACGAAACTCTTCTGGCACTCCAGCCTTATCTTGAATATCTTGATCAATAACTTCCTGATCTTTTGTGCTTGTTGCATCGCCAAGACCACCATTTATTCTGCCAAGATTATCTTTTGAACTTGCCTTCTTTGCCCTATCAGATGCCTGACTCTGAAAATTAGTAGCAGACATAGAAACAGTTTGACGAAGTTGGTCAAAGTCCTCAGCCGATACTGCGCCATAAGATATAGAATCTTCATATATAGCACGGAGGCTATCTGGCAACTGGCTTAATACACGTTCGTCACCCATAGACTGATATGCAGTCTCAAGCAGAGTAATATCATTAATAGTCAATGGACGTTCAGCAACTTTTCCATCAGCATCTTTGAACGTAACAGTACGACCATAACTCAAAGCATTTGGAAGATTACGTTGTTGCGCGGCGCGGCGCATTACCATCAGGTTGGAACGATACTGTGGCTCAGTAATAATACCAGCCTGTAATGCTTCCCACTGCGCTTCTTCCTCCATCTGCAAAGCAACGTTTAGTGAATTAACATCATTGCCAAAGTCTTGGATGCTGGTGGCAAATTCATTCGCATCATTAATCAAGGCATTGCGTTCTGTTGCAGTGATAGCCTCTGCTCTCTTCTGCATCAAATTTAATTTGGTGCTTGCTAAATAGTTAGAACCAACCTCACGGATAGTTTCTGCAAACATAGGATCAGTCGCCTTAACCATCTGAGAGATGTAGTCTTCCATTGAGACTGCATAGTTCTCTGGGCCTTGCGGGTCATACTGATACTTAATGAATAGTTCAGATGCTTTCTCTTTAATCTCAGACTCAGCCGTACGAATGTAGCGGCGGCGCATAGTATTCTTATACGCTGACTGAGCAATAGTTCCAAAACTTGCTGGTGGAGTAAATGCTTGTGCGCGACCTGTCTCTGGATCAATAGTACGGAGCAAGCCTTCTTGAGCATACTGTTCTGCTGTCTCTTGACCTAGTTGCTCTGCCTTTGGCTTTGCCGCATTCATTACATCAGCAATCAGATTGTCGGCGGCACGACCTACTGTTTGCCACAGTTGTTGCTCTCCTGTGTCAGCACGAACAACGCCAATGCGCTGATTCCGAAACTGTTGTGTTTGTTTAATGACAGCCATTACACACCTTTAATCTGCTGGTACTTAAACAGCCCACTAGTGATGGATGAAGCGGCAGACATCATACCAGCGCGATATGCGTTACGCCCACGCAGAATGCTAAGATCAGATTGGTAGCGTAACTTCTCACTTTCCATAAAGCCCTGCGTAGCAGATCGTGACAAATCTGTGTAAGCAATTTCCTTCTGGCGATCTAGGAATGCGCGAACAGAACGGTCCGACGCATCACGACCAGCAAAAGCGAACCAAGCCTCGTTTGTCGCTAATGCAGAATTATATGACGCAAGGCGATCATTATGTCGCTGTTGCGTCTGCAACTCATTCATCTGACGCTCGGCTTCGTATTGTTGAGCCTCTGCGTAAGCCTGTGTCCTAGCCGCCTTCCCTTGCTGAATGGCAGAGAAAGCAGAAATTGCTGAACCAAATAATTGCAATCCCGCTAACATTAGAACGCTACCTCTGCGATTAGACCATTAACCTGCAAGGATAATGGTGCTGTTTGTGTTATTGTGACTGTCGGGTCTTCTTTGTACCCGATCAGTCTAAATTCTTTTTTACCAGTTACAGGCGTTCTGCCCAAACTTAAATCATCTGTTACCTGACGAATCACCAGTTTCTTCCCATTGACAGATACCGATAACGTGTCAACCAAATCCAATATAACACGATTTATCATTCTTGGATTCCCTGTTAATGGGCCATTACCAATATTTGCATCAATAGGCAAAGTCTCTAGTTCAACGTCAAACTTGTATCCAATCTCAGCAGAGGTAATTTCTTCTACTGCGGATACATCTACATTTCCACTTGCAACAGTAAAGTCGCCTACATAGTTATCGCCATCAATTACCGATACTACAGCACCATTGGCAAAGTGAGATGAAACGTCAAACACGCCAGCAGTGCCAGTAAAGTCATCTGAAAAATCAAGATACAAATTAGAATCAAACTCAGTAAGAATAAACTTATCTGTGCCATCTCCTTTGTCATATTGACCTACTAAGAAGACTCGATCATCAATCGTGCATAAAGAATGAAACTTTCCATTGGTTGTAAACTCACTCCATCCAACACGATTCTCAGCACGATTAGATGTAAGAAGCGCGATGTTACCGTTGCTGTTAAGGATAAATGCGTAAGATTCAGGTCTGTTGATAGCACCGCGCAAGATTGTCATCTGCACAGGATCACTAATCAAATGCGCAGACAAAGCCGAAATACTGTTAGCAACATAAGCGGCTTCAGCGTCAGAGTAGATGTACTCACGAACAACCGAGCCAGTTTTCTGAACAAAGATAGTCGCACCATCCAATGATTGTGGACGCACATAAGATGCACCGTAAGGAGTCTGACGCTTGATCTGCGCATTGGTTGGCGTAATTGGTTTGTCAGTAAATGCTGGAATGTACATCTCAGATGTACTAGTCATGATCTGCAAATCACGGTTTGACACAATGTGGCGAATAGTGTTGATCTCACCAATGCTTGCAGTGAGATCAAGGGCATCACTATCTTCTGCATCGCCTACATCGAAGTTGTAATACTCGCCAGTTACACTTGCCCAGATGCCGTCAGGCTGACCAATAGTCCCGCCAAACCACAAGCGGTTTTCGTGGAATGTAACAGCCGCAGGGAATCCGCGAAGAACACTGTATGACTGCTCTTCCCAAGCGGTAGTAGGCGCATGAGTCTCAATTTTTGGAGAGCCACCACCAACAACAGAATCATTAGCATTTGCACCAGCAGTGACTACAAATACATTGTCATCAATAATATCTTGGACAGTTCTTGTGCCGTTAATCTGGTTTGCAGAGATGCCACCTACAGCACCAGCATGGCTAATGATAACTGTATCACCAGTTTTCAAACCATGACCAGCCATTGTTATTTCAATATCAGCAAGGCCATCTGTAGTCTCAATAGCATCAACATCCAAGTGTACTTCTAATTTATCAATTACATCACCAGTTGCTTGAGTGGCAGATTGAACAGAAGTAATCTCAATCTCTTGACCGTGGTATCTAATAATAATCCCAACGTGCTTTGAATCAAGATAGTTACCAGCAGTTTGAGTCCCAGTAGTATCCCAATAGTTTGCAGAGGTGGTAAGTGTTATGCCAGTCCCAGTTGTTGCCGATGGATCAAGCGTTACACTAGTGCCTTGGAACGAATAATATGGCTGAAAGATATATTCCCCATCAGAGTCGGTATCAAAAGCAAATGGCTCAACTTGGAAATCGTTGAGGCTTGTGCGCACCAGACGGAGGGGAGAGAACGTCTGGTGGCACAAAATCATAATGTCACCAGATTGTGCAAAATTAATCTCATCAAGATAGGTATCTGTGATCGGCAGAGTGTCAGCATTTACATCTTGTGTAATAGTCTCAACAAGAGAAATAGCCCCTGTTGCTGGGTCAATCTTAAAGCAACGAATCTGCTCATGCTCAAGAGAGATGATATAACGCTCATCATCTGAAAAGATAAAAGGAATAATCCTTACTTGCTGACGCTTGCTAGTATCAACAGTAGTATCAAACTCGTAAACTTTACGCGTACCAAAGCGGCGCAATACGCCGCCTTCATTACGCAGAAATAGATTCTCAACCTTCTTAGCGGCTTGGGCATAGACAGGACTATCTGTGCGCGACAGCATAGAAGGACTTACTGCTCCAAACTGGAAGTTAGTAAGTGGTACTCTTACTCGTGCCATTAACTGCGCCTATTCGTAATAAACCTTGATGTTACCAGTTTGCGAGATGTTTGCTGTTGTGCGTCTAGGCTTCTTGCTTTTGCCATAGCCAAGTCTGCGGCTTTCTGCATCAATGCCGCCATCGTGCTATCTCGCGCTATAGAAGTTGCGAACATTGCGGCAAGGCCATATTCGACAGCAAGAGTAAAGTATGAAGGCCAGTTTTCTTCTGATGCCCGATAAGTGTAGTCTGCTACAAGTTGATCAGAATCATTAGTGTCAGCAAACACTTTACTGCCGTAGATGTTATATTCGATGGGGTAGTCATTTACCGTGATAGCATGAACCATCAGGTAGTCATTGGGCAGTTGATAAGCATTGTCATAGCGACCAGTTGGCTCATCCACCAAAAGGTTTAGCACCGCTTGGTTTGTTGCAAACCGCCAGCGTGTATTAACCAATGCTGTACGAGCCGCATCCTCATACATATTGACCGAGACTAATGCCTCGGTTGTACCATCGTCAAAAGATGTGATTGGTTCTGCGCCTATTAGAATTAATGCTCGGCTACAGATATCAATCGGAGAATCCGCTTTTGTGCTTGTTACTGCCATGTCTCTAAAATAAGGGAGGGGCGAACCCCTCCCCTACCCACTAGTTGTTGTCGAGAACTTCGTATACGCCGTTGGCGTCAATCACAGTTGCACCCATCGACATCATCGAGGTTGCGAGGTGTGCGACTTTCTCAGGCACATAGTTGATCTCGGTAGAGACATCAGCATTAACACCCAAGCCTACAGCAGAGGTGTGGTATGCCATGTTCTTGCCAGCAGTGACAGCAGAGGTGGAGAAAATCTTGAAGCCCAAGAATTCTTTCATCGTCATGCCGCCAGCATATGGCAGGTTCTGATCACCAACAAAGTCGCTAGAAGCAAACTCAGTGATGTTGAACAGGTCAGCATAACCAGATGGGTGCATCGCAATGTAGCGTTGACCGTCTTCTGGAATGTCAGCAGAACCAAAGGTTTCAAAAAGTGTCAAAAGGTCTGCTTTTACCAATGCACCAGTAGCATCAGCAATCTGAGTTGCGTTTGCGCCTGAGTCCATTGCGGCGTAGATCAGTTCATCAGTCTTGCGACCAAGGGCGGCGGCAGAAGAAGTTGCTACAGCCTGACGCTCGTTGATGTTGATCTTCAATTCATCGAGTTTGTCGATGTATTCTGCGGCGTAGTAATCGGCCATGGTTGCTTCAACTTGCGTGTGAACCAGTTCCATCGCGGATACATTGCCATTGCGGGTTTTGGTGGAGGCAGTGCCAGCACCAATCTTTTGGAAGCGAGTTGTCGTCCCAGTAACATTGCTTGCCGTGCGCACAGTGTTCCGCAGTTTAGAACCCATACGCTGGTAAGCCATATGTACTTCAGACTCGAACTGCTTGATAAATGCTACATCAATAGTGTTAGCCATTTCATCAGTCCTTTCTGATATGTTGAGTTTACTGCGGTTGTCTGCTCGGCATCTTCAACGCGATTGTCCTACTGGGTCGCTCAGTGCATTACAGGCCGTGGTCTTAGATAGTAAACATTATTTTGAGTTTTTTTGCAACGAGTAAATCTCACCATGGCGTGGCTAGATACTTCGTAGGCGTTTTCGTCAAGTTCAAACCCAGACCAAAGTAGCCACATTATTGTGTGTTCGTGGTCTATTGGTATGAAGTTCTCGATTGTCTCATAATCACCTTGAAGAATATCTACCGCCTTGCGAGTGCCTCGCACAAATATTCTCCAGTTGTCTAAGATGTCGTCAGTGCCAAGCATCCAGACTCGTGCGTTCTTGCTATCAATAGGTACAGTGCCGCACATACCGATAATTTTATCATCTAGTTTTATGCTGAATGTTCTTGAGCCAACAATGAAGAAAGGATCAGTCAAGGCTTGCTCTGGGGTGACACCGTGAATCAAACACTCACGCATATCTGGAAACCTTAACCGATCCTTTATTTCATACGCATCTTCTTTCTTAGCATAAACTAGCGAAAGGTTCTTAACCCTGCCTAGTTCTTCAGCCATAAATCTTTTTGAACCCTTCTTCTACTTGGCGCACAAAGTTAGGATCACGCCGTGCTGGATTATGATAACGCTCATCCATCATCATCTGCTGGAGTTCATTTTCAGTAACTTGGAAAGAAGGTGTCGAAGTTGCGCTTGGCGAGTTGCCTTGCATCGCTTCCATAATAGTTTCCAACGCCATGACTCCCTCCGCAGTTTCGCACATTCTCTCAATAGCACCCATCTGCTCTGAAGGGAAAAACTTATTAGCAAACAACGATACAGCCTCAGTTCGCGCTGTAGCATTATCGCCCAGTTTCTTAAATTCCTCATCATAATCAGGTACTCCTTGGTTTACTGCATCAAGATACATCTTGATACCCTCAGAGAATTCATCTTGGCTATAGCCATTCTCAAAGGCGTGATTTGACCACCACTGTAAAAGTTCATTGTCGGTAGCCAAAGATTCGTCAATACCTTCTGGAAGTTCGTATTCACCAGCAGATGCAGGTCGATTTGCATATGCTTGCGATTCAATCTCTTCCATGAAAGCCTTACGGAAGTCTTCTTCTTTCTGCCCCAATTTACTTTCAAGCGATGAGTAAGCAGTTGCCAAGTCTTCAGCAGACTTGAATTTTTCTGGAAGCCACTCAGGACGCTCAACCGCAGTCTCAGTCTGGACTGCTTCTGTTGGTTCAGCACTAGCGGCAGAATTAACTAATGATTCTTCAGCCATTCTGTTTCACCCTATGTGCATGTTTGATGCGTGATTCAATAATGCCAACGATATACCGTTGACCTTCCATGTGGCGCAACTCCGCATCAGTTACAGCCGCGCCATGTACAGATTCAATAGTGATTGATCTTAGATAACGCAACACTTCTTTGCCAGCATCACTGGAAAAGAGTGTCGCTACGTTGAGAGATATTTGTTCATCAGCCTCTTTCTTGCGCTGATGACCATCAACTCCGAGGTGTCGTTTCTCCACCAATTAGTTGCTCCTGTGTAGGTTGAGACATTTGTTGTTGCTGTTGCGCGTATTGTTGCGCCATAGCAACCAACTGTTGACGCTCGTTCAAATCTCTTACGAGTTTGTCAGGAACGCCAAACTTCTTAGCCAAATACACAGCAGTTTCTTCGGAGTTAATTAGGATGTTAGTAATCTCAGGGCCGAACCGTCCTTGAACCAATTCAAGGAATCTAGCAACTGACGTAATGTCTTGGTTTGCTTGCGCCTGTGCCAATGGCGATACGGAACGAACCTTTACCTCCCTGCCGTTAATAGATGGCAATTCAATACGCCCTTGCTTCTTCAGAATGTAAACTACTCGCTGAAGCACTGGTTGTACAAGTTCGGCTTGCAGTCTGCCGAAGGCAGACCCGATTCTACGAGACAGGTCAGCCATACGTTCTGCAACTTCTGTTGCTGACGCTGGTGTTCTGTCTGGGTTGCCGAGCATATCGTTATACAATGCACGTTTGATATTCAAACGCATATCGCTCAACACAAGGTTGGCGACATCAAATGAGCCAGCCGCACGAATTGGCTGTAGGCCAGCAGAGCCAGCCGCTTTAGGAATAACCGTTCCAGGGACTAAGTTGATGGTATCTGGATTTACCACCCCATCATCTTCCATCTGGTATATACCAGAGATAGCCATCTGAGCATTCTCAAGAATCAATTCAATCGTGAGATTGGTCGTCTTGATCGCAGACAAAGCGTTAATGAGAGGGCCACGCCCATAAACTTCACCACTGCACTTAGACCAACGGAAGCAGATGAAAGGATTCGAGCCAATGCCCTTATACTTATCTTGAGCAATAACTTCCTTCAAACTTGTTTCAATAGCATAGAAGAAGTAAGCCTCATCATTGCGTTCTTTGTAGTCACGGCAAACTACTTCTAAAATTCTAGTTTTCTGATCTGGGTTATTAGTGATCTTATTCTGGAGTTTAGACGAGATATTCGCCTTCTTATACATGTAAGGAATGTCTGAATAACGTACAGTACGCTCACGATAAATATGGTCAACGCGATCATCAGGCCCAGTATCAAGCACAACATGAGGAAGCGGAATTGCGCTAAAAACGACTGGATTGACCGAATCACCTTCATGCGCACATAAGACTCCTGTTCCTACAGCCAAGTCCATGAAAGACTCATGAACCTCTTGACCAAAGTTTGAGTTCTGGATCACCTCAAATACATATTCTGTGACTTCATCTAACTCATTGTCAATAGCGTCACGCTCTTCGCGTGGAACTTCAGAGCCAGCCATGAGGTCAGCCCATCGTGCAAAGTTAGGGACAAGACCTTGTTGCAGTCGAGATGCAAACTCTTGAACACCTACTACAGCAGTCTCATCAAAAATCTTATCATCACGCCGTTGGCCAATGGCCTCGTGATAGAAAGATTCTCGTTGAGGAAGAGCATATTCATAACACTCTTCAAACAGATCGACAAAGTTTTGGCGCAGTGATTTAGCCTTCTCGTACTTAGCCATGTACATAGAAGCAACTTTGTCGTCACTGTACCCTGTTGTAATAGGTAAATCGTTAATCATCAGAGATACTCGTTGTAATAACCCATACCACCGCCAGAGCCAGTTAGCAATGAACGCCGACCAGTACCGCCGCGAATGCGCTGTACTTTCTTCTCAAGCGTCTTTGCTTTCTGCTCTTTTGCAGTTTGTTGCTCTTTTTCCATCTGCTGTTCTTGTGCAGAAGTATCAGGAGGGGGTGGTGCTGAACTGCCGCCGCCAATACACATAACTTACATCCTTGCCCATAGGCCTTGTCGCTTGCGCGATTTTGGTTTCCTTGCGAACACATCATACCCTTTATTAGCGTTGAATGCTTGGATAGGCTTGTGATTGGACATCAACTGTCTACCTTCACCAGCCCCCAACATTAAATACTGTAGGGCATCATGAATATGAGAATACATATTTTTTTCTGGTTTGTCAGCATATCTCTCACCAGAGACTTCCATTCGCTTATATTGATACCCACCCTCAAAGCCTTTAATCAGGCTTGGGCATCGTCTATCCACCAGAAACGCTGGCTTTCCGTCAACCATCTTGTTAAGCGCAGAGGATACAGACTCAAGGCGAAGGTCAACTGAATTCGATGGAGCGGGGAAGGCACGGAGGCCAGCACCGCGAAGAATCTGGAATGGCGTAGTCTCATCGGTCTGTGCGCGGAAGTCGCCAGCAGGGTCGCCGTAGATGTGAACCTCAAGATGAGCAAAGCGGGTGGCAATTTCTTGCCGCAACAATTCAGCAAAGCGAACAATGCCCATATCAATGGCAACGATCTCAGACTGAATCAACCAGCGTCCTCGAACCTTTTGACCAAAGACAGCCGCAGGGGTAAGCCCAAAGTCAATGCCAATGTACAAAGGCACACCATCTGCAATTGGTATTTCTTCCCTAGCAACGTGAGTCTCAGTGACAAAACTGGGATAAACTGGCTTGCCATCTTGAACCGCGCCAAGACGATTCATTACATAAACATCAATCCAACTCTTAGTTTTACCGCGAATAAGGTTAGGATAATAAGACTTAAGCATATGCTTTTTGTTTTCAGCATCAGCATTTGGCTCATAATCCTTAACACCACCCTCCTCATCAAGCACTTCAGTCATCCCAGATGGTTGGGTGTAGAAGTTCCAGTTGTCAGGTTTGACCAACATCTTGGCTTGTTCGCGGGGAATGTGGTCAGGTATTGGCACTTCGCCAGACATGATAGGCCACCAGTGATCTTCTTCTGGGGCGTTAGTGTCTGCAATTACCCCAGACCAAGAAGGCCCACCATCGCGCATAGAAGGAAAACGACCAACACGCATGGTACACGCATCAATGATAGACTTGGGGACTTCACGAGCCTCGTTAATCCAGATGCCAGTAAGTTCAAGCGATAGCAACTTCTTAACATCTTCGGGCCGATCAAGGGCAAGGAAAATAACCTCCAGATCAAGGTCGGCTTGCCTGATGTGGTGCGTGAATGGCACTGACCAATGAAACTTACCCCATTGGTCTTCTGGAAACCAATCGAGCCACGTTTTGATCGTTGTCGTTTTGAGTTGGGGATTGGTGTTTCTAATGATCGCCCAACGACTACGCCGAATACCATCCTTGTTCTTCTTCTGCATTAACGCTCTGCGGAACACTTCCACACAGCAACCCACGGATTTACCAGAACCGACAGGGCCACGAATGCCGCGAAAGAAGGTGTCATCTTTCATAAAGGCTTTCAGTACCGCGCCATCTGGCTTGTAATTAAAGTTGGTCAACCTGTTTGTCTTTCCCAAACTTAATCATTCGCTCGACAATCTCAGGGCCAATTACTGCAATTACTTTGTCAGCCTCATAGTCGGTGCAAAATTCTTTAGGGTGGTGAACAAGGTGAACTTTCTTCACCACTCTCCGCAATATATCACGCTCTTCATTGGAGAGCATATGAACAAAACTCATGTGCGATGCTTCTTTGTTTTCTTTGCAATAGATTCTGGTTGCTTGGAAAACTGCTTGCCCTTACGTATCGCGGCACGTTTAGCCTTTGTGGTGCGCTGATATTCCTCATCGCTCAAAGACTTGATTGCCTTTTCGGGCAAGTATCGTTCTCCTGTTGCCTCACTGCCTTGGGTGCTGGGCTTACCTGATTTGGTGCGCCACTTCTGCTTTGTCCAAGCGCGAAGGGATTTCTGTGAAGGTGCTAGTCCCATCAGGAAGTATAACCGCCGCCAGCCTTCTTATACAGAAGGGCTAGTCTTTGCGCCTTTCTTGCTGACCACTGACCCGCTTTGCCGCCCTTTGCTTCGGCCTTTACTTTGTTGAACAACCTCTTCCGTAGGGCTGGTTTCGTGTAGTTCCCCGCTTCGTTGACCGCCATCTTCGACCTCCATTAATCGCTGGGAGTTTGCTGTGAAAGTTTCACCAGAAAGAATGCGTCCATCTGGCAAGGTAATAACTGGGCCATCGTATGGAGTGCCATCTCTAAATGCATAAGCCATTATTTTGCACCACGTTGCTTCTTAAACCAATCAATCGCAATTCTCTTAACTAATTTGTCATAGTAATTTGCATCACCAGAAAATTCTGTAGACATTTCAGCAGTCCAATCTGCGCGATCTTTAATTCTATTCGCATCTTTTTGTGGCATCAAATCAATAAGACCAACCTTTGTTAATTTAGGTTTGGCTTTAGGATCACGCTTTTTGATCTCATCTATAACATTTTTCTTAATCTTTATAAGGCTGGGGGCTTTCATTAGGCTTTCCTTTCTTTCATCTTCTTGTAACGAGCCAGCAAACGCCGACCCTTGGCAACCGCAGAGGCCTTATCACCAGAGTGACCCCATGCGATTAGTGATAACTTCAATCTCGTAGGACGACCCTTCTCGTCCTTCAATGGCCCTTTTGCAGAACCCATTCTCACTAAGAAACTCCCCTTGCGGCGAATCTTCTCTGGTGTGTCTGCCTTCCCTTTTACTGGGGCTTTCAAGTTTCCCTTCTTGCCACTCTTCGTGCGGTAAGACTTTCGACCCGCCTCGTTCAAGCCGCCTTTGGGATTCTTCCCTGCTTTGCGTGTCCATGCTGGAGTCTTAGGCATAGGGATTACCACTAACGCCCATAGTTCCACCGTAAGAAGAACCATACGAAGGACTTGGCGCAGAAGATGGCCCATCACCGCCAGCACCAATCAAAGACTTGGCTTTGTTCTTAGCCAACTTCTTCTTCTCTTGCTCAATCAATTCTGGAGGAGTCGGGTACTTACTCTTGATCGGGCCAGTGTCAGGTTGCTTACCTACACTGGGGGCTGGGGAAGATGATCCCATTGAGACACACATAAGACAGACCTTTCAGCAAAAAAAATATTTATACCAATATACGAACCCTTAGGGGATGTATATTCGTATAATCTACCCGATCAGGACATTTCTAGCAATATATTCGCCCAAGTTTAGTATTTCATACCGTTTGGTACTATTAGTAACTATCGGGCTTTTGAGAGCAATAATGTTTGAGTAGGAGAACTGGCTAACAAGCACTACCAGTTTTTTGACCCCCCTACCTAGCCTAGGTCAATCTTCACTGAGATTTCGCCAGCATGTAGGTGCATGGATCGTTCTACTGGCTTAAACCCCGCACGGTCTAGTATATCCTTGCTGGCTTCCAGTTGAACATACTCAGACTTAGCACCTTGCGCTAACTGCAGTAACTTACTAGCCGCTACGGTAGCATTGAGTCCGAGAGTCTCCGTAACTCTCTGCATCATATACTGCTGTACATGCGGCTGACGTAAAGCCTTGGAAGCACTCACTCTTCCAGATTCACCTTTAGCGTACCCAGCAGATTCAGCGGCTTCACGGATTGTGCATCCTGTGGCTACAAGAGTATCCACCAGAGCCGTTTGCTTCTCAGTCAATTTTACTAATTCTGTCATCGCTTACCATAGCATACTGCTCTGCAGCAAGATACAATCAGAGAACCCCCCCTTTGTCCCCCCCTTTTTATGAAGCACTCGAAAAGCCTTGTCAACGCACAATTCAGTAGATTGCACAAGAAAGCACAAGAAAACATCTAAACCAAAGATGCAGATGACATCGCTAACAAGTTTGTAAGTTCCTTTCCTAGACATAGTTATCCTAACATTTGCCAGCCCCATTTCCGCCTGTCAATCATACTGACCACAACTATTTCTCGCGGTAAAGGAGCAGGCCGCACCCTGACACTTTTGTCGCTAATCTCCTATTTCCTTCTACCGTGGCTGTCCTTTACCGCGACTCAGGCCAGCCCCTCCACGGGCTGGCATCGGCCTAAAGGCTAAATAGCCGTGGTCTGTTGATTGTCAACGGCGGTAATGGTACTGCCAAACGTAAGGAGAACTAAAATGTCTAAGAAAGTAACTAACAACCTTGTAACCGATATCACCCGCATCTTTGCTCTAGATGACAGAACCACAAACAATCAACTGAATTGGCTTTTGTCAGGCTTTGTCGAGTACCTCAAAAAAGTTGAGGACAAAAAGCAAGCGCAGATGGATTATATCTTGGCTATGGCAAGCGAAGAACAAGAAGGCTCACCAAACGAACCAGATTGGAACAAACTGGAACGTGACTACAAATGGCAACAGGATCAAATGGAAGTCACCGAAGGTCTTCGGGAATACTTCGATGAAGCGGTCAAGCAACTGTTCCCCGAGGTTGCGAATAAGGCTAAGACGCAAGCCGATGGCAAAGCGTTCTTCGACAAGATCAAGAAGGCCTCTTAGGAGGTCTTCGGATGCTAGGCTTCACGGCCTAGCATCTCTTTTCCCCTCTTTCCACCCGCCCACCCACAAGAGGGGAGCGAACGAACATCATCAAATTAATACTACATGTTGTAAAAAACCCCTTGGAAAATTCAAACTTAACATGTAGAGTTAAATATGAGAGGAGAAACAAATGGGTGAACAAACAAAATCTGCTTGGTATATCGAGACAGGCATTCCAATCCCACCGCATCCTAAAGGTAGGAAGTATCACTTCCTAGATACTATGCAAATAGGTAGCAATGTATTGCTTCCTACTGAGGAAGATGCATACAAAATTCGAGACGCTATGCGCTATCGCAAGATGAAATGGTCTTTGCGTAAGACACGCGAAGGCTGGCGTGTATGGTACACAGGAGATGAAGATGAGTAATCGTATCCGACAGTGGGTCAATGACCGAGACAAAATCGAACCACAAAAATCTACACTCGAAACTGTAGTTGAGATTGGGTCAATGATCTTACTGGCATTCATGATCATGGCATTGATGTGGGCATTCCTTGTCGCAACATCTAACTATTATTATTAGACGATAGAGGAGAACATTGTGACTAAGTACAAAATTTATCTAACAGAATATGAGGCTCGAACTATTCGCGCTTTATATGAAGACAGCATCATTACTAAGATGCTGAAGCCAAAGGTTCTAAAAGTATTGCTGAAGATAGGAAATAAAATCGAACGGCAAGCAGATTGGAATACTTGGTAAGAAACCATAACGAAAGGAGAACATTATGGACGGTAATATGAACTGGGCTTTCCCAGTAGACACATACAATCTATGGGCAACATCAGAACTTGAAGGCATTCCTGATGTTGAAGTACCGCAGACCATGGCTCGTGCTGTGGTGCGTACTGACACACACAAGGTACTCGGAGTGCATGGCTCTAAGTACAAGATCATCAGACATGATGATGTGGTCAACTCAATCGCTGACAGTGTAAAGCAAGCCAGCATTAGCCAAGACTATGATATGTCTGTTGAAGTATTTGAAGACGGACGCAAACTGCGAGGTGAGATAATCTTTCACGATCATGTCATCGAACCTAGCGTTGGAGACTATATCAAATTCCGCATCCAATTTTTCAACTCATATGATGGCTCTTGGGCATTCCAACAGTCAACAGATGGCTTGCGTTTGTGGTGTCTCAACGGATGCACAACAGCAGATAGTGTTGCCAAGACTTGGGCAAAGCATACTGCCAACATCAACATCTCAGCATCAGCAGATAAGGTAATCAATGGGCTGAATATGTTTATGAACAATCGTGATCTATACCAAGAGTATATGCAAACACCAGTAGATCACCGTTATGTAGAAGCAGTTGCAAAGAACTTGTCACTACTTCCCAAGCCAAGCAAGCGTTCAAAGTATAACGAGAAGCAACTCGAATCCATTGTGGCTTCTTACTACAACGAGGAGAAAAACTTAGGACAGAATAAGTGGGCGTTATACAACGGTCTGACTTACTGGGCTTCTCATACTCAAGACACGAGTAGCCCAGCCAACACACGCAGACAGCGTGAGAACCAACTGGCTAAACTGTTTAAGAACAATACGGTTTGGCATAACACATATTAAGAGGGGATAACTGCCGCCCCTGCCGAGGGTGAGGGCGGCAGATTCCCCCCTCTTACAAACAGGAGAATGATTATGACTACAATCCCATTCATCAAACAAGTGCGTCAGGCTCGACTTGCCGCAGAAGAACTGGCTAAACGTGCCAGCATCGAGAACAGTGTATTCAAGTATCGCATTGAGGTATGCGCTGACAACCTCAAGAGCATCGAGGATACATACTATGAAGTGCTTCGTCATGATTCATCAGACGACACACCATATCAGCCGCAACTAACGGAGGTAAAGTAATGGCATTGATGCAACGCAGACACTATGAATTCTTAGCAGATGAGGTCGCCCCATTGATGGGGTGGCCGACCAGCATCCATCGCATGGCTGATAAATTATCTAAGACCAATCCTAATTTTGATCGAGATAAGTTTATCAGTCGAGCAATAAAAAATTGGGAGGATGCTAATCCAGTGGAGGAACTAGATGACAGTCTACCATACTAAATATAATGCTGTCTTAAAGAAGGAAGAGTATTACCAATGCCATGATTGTGGCGAAGTCTACGATGACTACAACAGTTTGCATTTCTATGATGAGTTTAGCGGTGGCTTCTGCCCAGCATGTAACTCAGAAGCATTGGATGTCTACTCAAAGTACACGGTCTATCAAACCGTGTACGCCAAATCGGGAGAACATGCCGTAGAAGAATGCCTTCATCACTATGGCTTTGAAGTAATGGAAGGCGAAATCAAACTAATGGAGAAACAAAATGTTACATAAGATCGAGGCACTCAAAGAGCAGATGACACCAGCCTATAAACTGGTGCGCAAAGATGACCCAGTAACCAGCCATGAAGCGGCTGAAGCAGTAGACGCCAACCGAATGGAACGCAAAGTCTATGAGGTAATCAAACGCTATGGCGCAGAAGGAGCAATCTCAGATCAAGTCTTGTTTGTTCTTGAGTATTATGGTTACAGTACAGTAACGGCACGTTACAAACAGTTGAAAGAAAAAGGTCTGGTCAAAACAGATCACCGCAAACGCAAAGGCAAAAGCGGTCGCAACCAATTAGTAATGTGGGCAAAAGAACATTATAAAGAGGATGACGATGCTTTGTCAGAAATGCAGTGCTAGAACAAGTGTAACCGATAGCCGCATTAAAGAAGGGAACATGATCCGAAGACGCCATTGCCCTAACAGGCGTTGTGATCAATACAAAGTGAACTTCAAAACCATCGAGCAGGTTTTGGCTGTAGCCCCCAAAAAGCGAAAGCCTAAACCTGCGCCTGTTCCCAAGCAAAAACCATACAGGTCTAAGGCTGAACTGGAACTTGATGACTGGCTAAAGAGAGAAGAGTTAAGGCGTTTAACTGGAGGAGGATATGACTAATGGGTATGAGATTATTGTTGATCAACTCATTAACCGAAGACATTATCTACAGTGGTCGCAAGAAGAACTTGCTCACCGCATCGGATGTACACCATCTCTAATTCATAAATGGGAGCAGTACAAGCGAGTGCCATCTGGCTTTATGCTTGGCTGTTGGGTAGACGCTCTTGGCTTACAGATCACGGTCAACGAAAAAGAAATTGAACAACAGGGGAGTGCCGCAACAGTGCGAGTCGTGCGATAAAACGAGTCATGACTTTGTGGCAATCTTAAAACAAATCTCACCAGTCATGCATTACATCATATGCGTAGACTGTTATCTAAAGGGGAATGACTATTGGCAAACAAAAATCGCAACAAAGGAAACTACCACGAGAAGTGGTTCGTCTCGTGGCTCAAAGTCCTCGGCTTCAAAGCGAAGAGGCAACCCCTCTCAGGCCAGTTGGGAGGAGAGTATAGGGGCGACATCCTCTGGGACATCGGAGGAAACGAACTGGTAGTTGAAGTAAAGTATCGAGACGCATCATCTTTTCCTAATGCATTTGCTGTACTTCAAGACAGAGACATTGCTTTCTTCAAGCGCAAGACAGGACATCCTAAAACTTGCGTGATCATCGAGGGTGATGTATTCGCCAGATACTTTGCTCCAATATTAACTGGAGATGAAAAGCCAAAAAGACGGAAAAGGCAAACTGTTCCAGAAGATTGGCAACCAACAACCGAACTTAAGAATGACATTAACATGAAACTCAAGGAGGACATTGATCATGACGATGAAGCCGCTAGGTTCTGCGATTACTATATCAGCACAGGGAAAACCCTTTCGAACTTCGATCTCGCCTACCGAAACTGGTGTCGTAATTCCGTTAAATTCAGAGCAGAAAGCCAAGGCTCTCGCTCGAATGGTGGAGGTAGCAAACCCCAATACAGTAGATCGAAACCTGATTTCTTCGCTGGAGTCCATAACAGGCTTTCCAGTGATTGAACTTACACGCACAACTTTCCCTAAAGATACAGTAGACATTGTGACTACTGGCTTTGACTTCACCATTAATGACATCGAGACTTGTGACCGATGCATTATGGCGGTGCAGTCATCGCTCGTGCCATTGCCTGAGAAACAATTAGAGGAACAGTTAATGATCATGTCTAGTCTTGTTGCCAAGCCAGCAGGTGAGTCATCTAATGATGTTGCTTTCCGCATCCGCAACATGGCTATGCAGTTATCTAAATACCCAGCCGATATTGTTTTGAAGGCTATTGAAAATGTAGTTAAAGAGTCTACTTTCTGGCCTTCGCTGTCAGAATATTGGCGACACATTGGCTGGCGTATGCACAAACGCAATCGTTTGCTTGAGTCTTTGACCAACAAAAAGATTGCATTAATGCTGGAAAATCAGTAGGATAATAACAGGAGAACAAGGAGAACAATCATGAATAGAATAGGTTTCATCGGCGGCAGTGACGCCCGCCGCATCATCGAAGGCGATTGGCATACACTATGGCTTGAGAAGACAGGCCAGCAAGAACCAGCCGATCTTTCAAACAATCTTGCTGTACAACTTGGCGTACATACCGAAGGCTTTAACATTGCTTGGTTCAATCAGAACCAGTTAGACAATCAACATCATGTCGAAGAGCAAGTTAGGTATGCGGATAACGTCAATGGCGTCTTCTGTCGTGGCACAGTAGATGGTTTTATCTCAGACAAGAATGCAATCCTAGAATGCAAACACACTTATGATCGCAATACTATGGAGTCTTGCATCAGACAGTACATGCCGCAGATACAATTTTATCTTATGTTATCCAAGGCAGACGGTTGCTATCTATCAATCATCTTTGGCAATCGTAGATGGGAATGCGTCTATGTCTCACCAGATCAGGCATATATCAGCAACATGATGGAACACATTGCTGAGTTCTGGCGACTGGTCGAATCCAAAACCGAACCGTCTATCGGCAAACAAAATACAACTTTAACTACTGATCACATCTTGGTTGATAATATGATCAGGCGTGATGCAACTTCAGACAATGAATTCATCAGCCGTTGCCATGATTACATTCAGTATGAGGCAGATGCCAAATCATTCGAGTCAGCCAAAGCCGACCTCAAGGCTATGGTTGCCAATCATGAGAGGGAAGTGTACTGCGACCTTCTCACCATCAAGCGTGACAAGCGCGGCTCGTTGCGCATTACAGTCAAAGGAGAACAATCATGACTGACAATATGAAACTGTGGGATGCAGTATCAACATCCGATCCGCAATACCTAAAGAAGGTATCATTCGGTGCTAGATCATTTACCGCTATTGATCCTCAATATCAGGTAATGAAAGCAACCGAAGCCTTCGGCCCAGTAGGTCAAGGCTGGGGATGGAAGAACGAAACACGATTCATCAATCTATCTAATGGCGATACTGCTGTAGTTGCGGATGTCACTATCTGGCACGGCAGTGATGAATATAGTTTCGGCCCGTTCTCGGGCTGTCGTAAATTCTTTGATGCCGCAAAGGGACGCATGGCAGAAGACGCACCAAAGATGGCTATCACTGATGGCTTGACCAAGGCTCTATCACACCTTGGCTTCAACGCCGATGTCTTCCTAGGAAAGATGGATGGCAATAAATATGCAGACAACAACACACCAAACAAAGGAGATTGGTAATGACTGACTATGATAACAGCAATCGCGGAGCGGCTTTCAAGCCGTTCCCTGAGATGAAGTTTATCTTGCAAGGTAAGTTGCAGGTAACTCATGAAAGCACAAACCAAGAGATGCCTATCGCTCTCATCATGGCTGAAAACAAAGATGGCAAGAAGCGCATCGAAGTATACAGCAAAATCGGCGTCCTCTTTGACAACGATAAGAATGGCAATGAGAATGCGCCAGATTATTCTGGCCCACTCGATGGCGTATCGGAGAACTTACGCATTGCCGCATGGCGTCAGATGAAAGGCGACAATGCTTACATGTCATTCAAGGTATCCCCAAAGATGGACAAACCTGTCGAAGGCGGTTATCCTATCAACAATCAACAAGAGGTCGCACAGCCACAGAATACGGTGGATGATGTGATTCCATTTTAACAGCGAGGGCTGTTCTCCCCCTTGCTAGGCGCACCCCCACTGTTCTCCTCCCTCGGTGGGGGTGCTTGCTTTTGAGACACATAATGGCAAAGAAACCAACACTAATTAATAATAACTTAGTCGTACGCTTTCTTTTCAGTGAAATGCATAGGCAGGGATGCCTAAAGAAAGACCTCTGTGAGAAGGTAGGCATCAACCGAAACACATTACGCAACTGGAATGTACAAAACGTACCTAAAATTAATGACATCGAGGCGGCATTAAACTATCTAGGATACACACTTCAAATCAAACCCATCGGAGATACCAATGAACAGAACATCAATTCTAAATGATGCACTCAAAGCCACAAAAGATCGCGGCGAGAACTACGGAAAGCCATCAGAAAATTTCGACCGCATTGCCTCCCTATGGAAAGCATACACAGGCAAGTCTTTCTCAGTAGTAGATGTTGGCATGATGATGATGCTAGTTAAAGTATCACGCCTTATGGAATCTCCATTGCATGAAGACTCTTGGGTAGACATTGCTGGATATAGCGCAGTTACCGCAGAAGCGATTGCCTATATTGAAGGTAGTCAGCACCCTCTTGAGGATCGGCAAAACACTGATTCCAACTGACGACATTATCGTTGTTGGGATCAATCACCTGCATAATAGCCTGACCAAACTTCTGTTGCTCATAGCCTTTAGTAAACGCAAAGTTATCGTGATACTTATAGCCACGCGCACGAGCAAGCCAGACAGTCTTCTCTTGCTCAACCAATTCAACATGAGACAAAGCCCAGTTATGTCTATGCCCACTGATGTACAGATCAGCAGTACCTTTTAACTTAGCCATCTTGCCTTGAGCGTGAAGCGGATTAAATTGAGAATGGCCCGGCATGTCGTGTGCGGCGTGGATGCGGCAGGAGCGTCCGTTAGGGAAGTCTAGTTGGATTCTAGCCTCCCAGTCTTCAAAGACCGTGTGCGGCTCTGAAATCCACCGCAATGGGTCGCCTGATCCAGACCACATATCATGATTGCCGCCGATAAGAATGAGAGGATTCATCTCTCTGATAAGCCATTCAACCAAACGCCAAGCAGTTTTAGATGAAGTCTCTTGCTCCCCGTATAAACGAGAAAGACGACCAACCCAGTTATTCTGTTGATCGCCTAATGAACATCCGTAAATATTATCGTTGTTCTGTATGATGTCGATGTGTTCTTTAAGCGCATCCCAATCACAATATTTATCGTCAATGTGTGGATCGCCTAACCACAATAATCCAATAGGATCATCTGACTTCATCTTAACTTTGATCCACTTTTTAGATTCACGATGCAGTTTCTTCTGCTTGAATCTAGCATGAAGATGATCAATGACGCTTTCGATTGGAAGGTCTTCTGCAACTGTATCTTCAATAGAGTAAACAGGATTGTCAGCAGATTTCTCCCCTAATAATTTAACCTCATGCCGTTGCGCACGATGCCAAATTGTAGTTAATGGAATGCCGCTAGCCTCAGATGCTTCGCGTAATGTTCCATATTCTTGGAGTAAGTTCCAAGCCTCTTCTAGTTTATCTGACACATATAGTCTCCTTATGCGCTATAAACGATACATTAATAACATTAATGTTAGTTATATAGACCTTAGTAACATTACTTCTTATTTTTGTTAGTTATAGACTCAGCCAAGCCACCCCCGAAGTAGAATGACACAATCACCAACATGATTTCGCCGATCCAGAAATCTGAAAGGATAGTCTTAACACCATCTATGTCACCTTTACCAGCCAGCGTCATGCCAAGCGTGATCGCAAAGCAAGCCAAGAAGGTAAACGAAAACATAAGTGCAAGGTATCTCTGGGCAAGTTTGAATGGAGCGTACGCATTCATCAAATCAATTCGCGCTTTGCTCTTAGCGGCAATCTCTTCTTCCGAAGTGACCACCATATCGTCAATGAGTTTCATCCCTTGTTTCACAATGTCACCACTGCCAAGGATTTTTGCTAAAATAGGAATCATATTATCCCCCTGTTTTTAAGACCAGCGTATACTAACACAGCCGCTACACCAAGTCCAATTACTGTAAAGAAAGCAATGACTAACACCTCGATCATGCGTTGACGCCTTCGCCGCATAGCCTCTTCTGCGGCTTGCCTATCCTTCCTAGCCTGTGCAGAAAACTTAAGCCAATCATTCCACAAGCCAGCACGACCAGCATAGATCATGTACTGCTTCAGTTCTTCTTCTTTTTCTCTGATTGCTTCTAGTGCCATAAACTCTTCAAAGTCGTTGCCTTGATGGAATGGACTTTTCTTTTTCTTCTCTGCCTTGCGGCGAAGATCATCTTGACTGCTGATGAAGGTGGCGATCTGTGTCGCAACACTGCCTATCTCTTTGCCGTTTGAGATGGCTTGCTTGATGATTCCGAAGGCGGCATTCGCGGCGGCTAGTTCTGCTAACATCAGTAGACCTTTACTTCATCCGGGTTGACATGAATAGGAACGCAGTAAGTTGTGACTCTATCTCGCCTATCCATATAGTGATATGAAGTATAGTTACCGTACCTCTTCGATAACTCTTTGGCGTACCAGTTACATTCTATTAAATCAAAAAACCGCAGGTTGGTATCTATCTCCCTGCGGTCATCGTCAGTGCCTAAGAACATCATTACTACAAATACAGTTACCATTTCATGATGCTTTTGCGCCGATCATTTGATTTTTATCTACCGTTATGCAAGCGGCAGTCCAGCCTAGTATTTCTCCGCTTGCTTGAGATGCATTCATTGTAACTTCAATTACATCTTTATCTGGGCATGTCGCCACCACATCTGACTTAACATCTAGTTCTCCACTAGGCATTAAGACAAACAGGATGAAGACAAAATCAATCATTTGTTTTCTTTCACCAACACCCAGATGCGGAAACAAACCAGAACAATAGACAGCACCACCAGCACCAGACCAAGCCACATATTAAGCGGCTCAAGCCACATTGGGCTGGTTATCCCTGCAGTCGCTAGCGGTACGTCTACGTTGTGTTTCATTTCATTACCACCCTGCTGGTACTTTGCCTACAATTGGCGGGTTAGCGAGATTAGTAATCTGCTCATCGAGCATCGCCTGTAGTTCTGCCTCAGTCTTATCAAGACCAGCGAGAACCTTCTCTTTGCACCAATCTTTAGTGATGCTGTCAAACGCTGTAAAGTTATCAGCGTCAGCCTCACCAGCAGATGCAGTGCCGTATGCAGAAACAGAAAGCGGTGCGCCTTCGTCATTTGTTTCCGTATCGCTGACCGCAGTAAACCGCCAGTGAATAGTTTTGACGACATCAGACAAGCCACCCTCAGATGGTGCTGTGTCAAGTTGCGGGTAATCCCAAGTGTATGTGTTAGCCATTGTGTCTACTCCTACGGTTTTACAGGCCAGATAACATCATCTAATGATGAATAGGTATTGGTTATATCACGCAACGCTTGACGATAAGCAGTTTGTTCTGGTGTCATTGTCATGTCAGACATAGCCCACCAATCAGTTAGCGCAAGCATACCATTTCTTTCAATGCGAAGTTGATTTAACTTTTCTTCAGCCGAAAGCGATGGTTCAGATTTTGCAGAGAAAGATGAGCCATCATAAACAAACCCAATCTCAACATCATCTGGACAATCAACCCAAGTCAATGACGAGTGAACTTCAAACTCTTGCTGAGAAATATCTACAACGATATCATTAAATATTAATGCTTTCATTAATAATACTCCTCTACAATAACAATTCCAGATGCGCCTGATCCACCAGTATACTCAACAAAGTTGCTTGAAACATATCTAGTACCGCCGCCGCCAGAGCCATAACCGTTTCCGTTATTACCGTTTCCGTTTGTTAAACGACCATTACCGCCAGCAGTGCCTAAAGGACTAGTGCCACCTTGACCGCCAAGTGCGCTATTTTGGTCTGGCCTAATGCCTGTTTCACCTTTAGAACCTTCATCATTAATGTTTCCACCACTGCCAGAGCCGCCACTACCACCTTCCACAACGCCAGAATTGCCTGTAGTGCTATTGCTACAATCAACTGCGCCAGTGCCACTTCCACCTGTTGCAGAACAATATGTGCCAAAGGATGATGTTCCACCAGCAGAACCAGAACCTGTAGAATAACCGCCAGAGCCGCCAGAACCAACAGTTACAGTAACAGAAGAAACGCTTGTTACATCAATATATTCTATGGCAATGCCACCAGCACCACCGCCACCGCCAGCACCAGAACCTTGACCGACATCGCCACCTCTGTGACGCAAGCCACCAGCACCACCGCCGCCACCAACAACAGTGACTTTAATTTTTGTGCAATCAGTTGGCTTTGTCCAAGTGCCACTGCTTGTGAATACTTGGATTGTCGGCGGTGCTCCACCGCCAACGTCATCCCAATCAGCAATCGTCGTTGAACCAAGCGTTAAGCCATCTGGCCCTAAATCAATAGCCATTACTTAGCCTCCAATTCTGCGACACGCTCTTTCAGTGTCTTGATTTCATTTACAGCATCCTGCAACGCCGCTACCAGTACAGGCGTGATGCGTCCATAATCCATAGACCACATATCATTTTCGCCTTCGCCCTTGCTGACCGCCTCTGGTACAATCTCTGCCATCTCCTGAGCGATAAAGCCAACCACCGCATCAACGTCAGGGTCTGCCTTCCACTTGTGGGTAACAGCGTTCATCGCCATTAACTTGTCGGTGGCATCTGAGATGGGTGCGATGTCGGTTTTTAAGCGGATGTCTGATGTAGTGTTGTAGGTCGTACCTGATGCATCTGTTGTTATAGTACCTTTATTTCCACCAGAGTTTGTAAAAACAATATGCGTTCCACTTGCGGCTGAACGCTCTGACCGCATATCACCAAGTAAGTCCAGTTTGTAGCCAACAGTCGTGGTACGCCCCACCAGCATACGGCCTGACGAATCAATCCGCATCGCTTCTGAACCACCAGTTGTAAACCCTATCTGGTTGCCAGTTGGACGGAAGATGCCTGTGTCAGTGTCATTGCCAAAGGTATAGGCTGGTGCGCCAGCACCGCCATCACTGATGTATGTTTTGCCTGATAGGTAGAGGTCTTTGAAGCGGTATGACGGGTCTCCTAAATCAATAGCATTGTCTCTTCGGGTAGCCCCGCCGTGAGGAATTATATCATCAGCCCCACTTCTAAAGCCTAAGCAGGTATCATCACGGCCTACAATAAAATCTGCGTCTGTTGTGCCTGTCCCAATCGACCCGACTTTTACAGTGTCTTTATAAAATCCTGAAATCTCACCATCTGTAGAAAGTCTATTCACCTCAAGAGCAGGCCCGCTACTTCTAGTAAACTGTGCCGCATCAACACCGCCCCTTAAAGACAATCCAGCCGTTGAAAAACCAGACGATGTTTTCCCAACTAGCAAATCGCCTGATGAATCCACCCGCATATGCTCTCCAGTGCCAGCAGTGCCAAACCCCATTGAGTTATCAGAATGGTTGTAAGTAATACGCCCGATGAGTGTATCGCCACTATCTGCAAAAGCAATTCTACCTGTATTAGCCGTACCGCTAACAACAGTAATACCATTGTCGCCGCTTGTTGTTCCGACAACTAAATTGTCTGCTGATGTATGCCCTAAAGTTGAAGGGCTTGAATTTCCGATGCCAACTAAATTGCCCAAAAAGGTTAGAGGCTGACAAGAAGAACCGTTATCAACTGCATTAAATCTTGTCTTTGATGTTCTGGTTGCGTCTGTGTTATCAGTCCATTCGCTATTTATATACAAGAGTTGCCGTTCTTGCGCTGTGGTGTTTGCTCTTAATTCCAAACCAGAACCATTGCCAACAGCCGAAGTCGCAGTATTGCGGAATTGATGAAAGACAGAGCCGCCACTGCTTGAGCCGCCAACTCTAAAGGGAGATGCGCTAGAAGCCTCAATATCTAAAGCGTTGCTAGGGCTTGTTCGTCCAATGCCTAATCGCTGTGTGGAGGCGTCCCAGAACAAGCCTTGTGTTGTGCCTGTGCTGTCGTAGAAGGAGATGTCGCTATTGCCTTTAATTTTTATTGCCGTTTGGTCGGTGGATGATGTCTGGTCATTGTTTAGAACAAACTCATAATCACCATCAGATTGCCCTGACACACTTTGAATTATCAGTTTGTCAGAACCTGCACCTATCGCGCTATCATCATCTAAAATAAACTTTGGCTGAAACGCCTTGATTGTGGCAGTTGCGTTGTCGCTATCAACCGTCAGCCCATCAGCCGTCAGCACGCCCGTTATATTCGCGCCAGTCGATGTGGTAGAGATTTTGGTGTTCCCATTATAACCAATTGATACTTCACCGCCATCAGTCGCACTCATGTAAGTTTTAGTTCTGTCTGCATTACGAACTTTAAGGTTAGTGCCTAAAAGTTCTAGATTGCCTGTCCCGACATCAGCGATAACGCTATAGCCAGCAGAACTGTCGTGATAAATCTGTAGGTCACTGCCAGCACCGAAGATTGCCTTGTTGTTGTCGCCGAAGGACACATTGCCTGTTAGTGAGCCACCAGTTGTAGGCAAGAAACCAGAGCCAGCCGTTACACCTTGCTCCCAAGCAGTACCAGTGTATACCTTCAACGTGTCCGTTGTGGTGTTGTAGAACAAATCACCTTCATCGTTGTTCGTTGTCGGATCAGATGCGCCAATGCGATATTTGTCGGCAAAGTCATTGACCGATGAGATGTTACTTGCAACGGTGTTGACGTTGGAGATTGAGCCACCAACAGAGTTTACGTTTGAGATGTTGGTAGCGACAGTACCAATATCCGTTGCATCTGCGGCAACGGCAGTAACGTCACTTGAAATCCCAGCAACGGTAGTGACATTAGCCGAGATGCCAGCGACCGTATTAACATTGCTAATGTTGGTGGCAACAGTGCCAATCGTGTCAGTTCCAGTAAGGTTAGTTGCAACTGTACCGATGTCAGTCGCATCTGCCGCAACCGCCGTTACGTCACTGCTGATCCCTGCAACTGTAGTCACATTTGCAGAAATGCCAGCCACAGTGTTGATGTTCGTTGTGTTACCAGCAACAGTTGTTACGTTGGCAGAAATGCCCGATACAGTAGAAACATCAGAGGCAATGCCAGCGACAGTGCCAATATTATTTGTTGGGCTGATCTGACCTGCAACAGTTGTTACATCGGATGACACGCCAGCCACAGTGATGACATTTGAAGAAATACCCGAAACCGTAGTAACATTTGCAGAAATGCCAGCGACCGTTGTGACATTGCTGGAAATCCCTGCAACCGTATTTACGTTAGCAATATTCGATGACACAGTGCCGATGTCAGTGGCGTCAGCCGCCACAGCAGTAACATCGCTTGAGATGCCAGCAACCGTAGTCACGTTCGCGCTGTTGCCTGCTACCGTGGTTACATTGGCTGAGATGCCAGCGACAGTCGTAACATTGCTAGAAATCCCAGCGACAGTGTTGACGTTGCCAATGTTTGCACCAACTGTATCAACATTGGTAATTGATGTTGCAACAGTTTCAATCTCTGACACTGCCTCGTTCAAATCATTAGCAACTGTTTCTACTTCAGAGACAGCCTCATTTAGATCGTTTGCAACGGCAATCACTTCGCTAATATTGCCAGCCACAGTATTAACTGACGCAATGTTTGTCGCTACTGTGCCAATGTCTGTAGCGTCTGCGGCTACTGCTGTCACATCGGATGAGATTCCAGCAACAGTGCTTACGTTAGACGCAATGCCAGCGACCGTTGTGATATTGCTTGAGATGTTGGCGGCTGTAGTAATAGCGTTTGTTGCTACAGTGCCGTCTTGAATATCAGCCAATGTTGCAATGTCAGCCGATGCATCAGCAACAGATTGGGTATCAGCAATAGTAGGGCCAGCCTCTACGTCACCAGTAGTAGCGTTAAAGGCAAGTGTCTTGCCAAGGCGATCAGCCTTAAGCGGCAGTTCGGTAGATGCGGCGGCATCAAAATCTTGAAGGCGTAGACCGCGCTGTGCGTGGTCATCGAGGTCAGCCGCAATAGCAGTGATCCGATCCAGTTCTGTGTTAAGTGATTGAATCTGGAATGAACCAGAGAGAGGAAAGTCAGTTGTACGCTCTAAGGCAATGTCGCGTGTAATAACAACAGTAGAGCCACCGCTAGCACCAGTAACAGATATGCTAACAGAACCAGTGTTACCGTCACCCCCAGTGACCGTATAATCTGTTGTGAGTGTCTTAAGCGTTCCGTCAACATATACGTTTAGGTCTTCTGCGTCAAAAAACTCAAACGAAACCGTAAAGGATGTCTGCGTGACTCCTTCGGCAACGCTATAAGATACGCGAGGTGTGTTGTCAGCGATGTTAATAGTCATGTCTGCATCCTACATCAATTAAAGTTTTTGAGCAACGGACATCATTACCTTGCCCAGCCACGAGTCATTTCATTCATAGTGTCGCGCAAGAACCAAAGTCTTGCATATGGGAGTTCGCGTACAAAGTTTTTTGCACCCTCTCCATATTCGCCATTGATAAACTGTCTTGCCGCTTGGAATTGATCGTAAGTAATGCTGGGGCCAGCACCACCAACACCGCCAATTACAGCCGCATACGGATCATCTTCTGGGAATTTAGGTTGAATCAATCCACCGCTAATATCAGGCATCCCGAAGGCTGATGACATAGCCAATGATTCATAGAACATATCTGAGTACAATGCCGCAAGACCAGATGCGTCAAATGCACGCGCAAATTTATCTCGCTCGGTCATCTTGTCCCAAACAAAATCTGGAGTCTTGATATACAAAACAGCGTAACCCATAGCCAATGATGTCATCACACCTGCGGCACGATTACGAATTTGATTCTGAGAATAAGCCGCAGTAATCTTGTTTGCCGCCGCTAGGCTGTAAGACATAAACTGGAATGGCATCCCTAAGAAAGCATTCTCGATTCTTGCGTAACCAGTGTACTGAGCGTCTTCTTTCATACCAAAGCGTTTAGCCACATTCATTGGCAAGTAAACAACACCATCTGTAATGATTGGTTTGTCTGCTGGAGTACCCATCAAGATAGTGTTCATAATACCGCTATTCATTGCTTCGCGAAATGACTGAGTAGTTTCTTTGCGCACCTTCTGTTGCTTGCGCATCTCTTCGAGAGCAATGCGATTGATTTCATTCTCATAAGCCGCAGTGCCACCCTTCTTTGTCAGATCAATCTTTAGATCGCCAGCAGACACATTAGTATGAGTAATCTCATGCATCATCACAAAGTTGACATATTCTTGTGGCGTTCTGAATGCGTCCACATCAAGAGGCTCAACGCCTTCTAGTTTTGGCTTAGTCCAAACTTTTGCTGGAAAAGCGGTGTTTTTGATGTAGTCCTCATCAATGTAAATCTTATTCTCATTGCGGCGATAGAACGCTGGAACATAGCGGTCGCCCTTAAACTTACCAGTTGGCCCACGCTCTACAGCCGCCTTAGTTGCTGGGAACTGAATGGCATCAGCCCAAGCATCTGTGTTTGGCAGATACAAACCAGACTTGGTTACATCGTAAGGGGCATTGGCAATCTCAGTCGCCATGTTCTTATCAATGTTATAACGAGCAAGATATTGAATCTCAAACTCAGAAGCCTGACCCTTAGAGTATTTGATTGAGTAATCAATGATTGTGTGACCACGAGTTAAAGACTCAAGCCGCTTCATAATGTTGGTCATTGGTGCAAGAAGGTTTAGCGTATAGGCAATATTACGACCAGTGTCCAAAATACTTTTGTTCAGTGGATTGTTAAGAGTATCTTCAACAAGGCGCATATGCGCAGAACCCATCTCAATCTCAAGAATCTCACCAGCAAGTTTTCCTTCTTTGCCAGACATCAATTCTGTAAAGCGTCCCTTCTCCAGCAGAGACAGCATTGCCTTTCCAACAGTAGACAACTCATGTTCCATAATAATCTTTGCCGCATCAGGCAAAGTAGAGAAACCAGCAGACCCAAGATAATTTGATTCCGCACCGAAGCGCATGATGTTGGCAGTAGTTTGGTTCATTGCATCAGGATCACGCAACACAGAGCCAACAACACGGTCGTACATATGACGGAAATCTTTCCTTGCGGCAAAAATTTCTCTAGTGTTTAGCCCTTTGTCGTATAGACGATCAGTCATGTCGTCTAATACTTCTTCAATATTGCGACCGCCAAACTTCTTTGAGAACTCATATTTAGGTGCAACACGAGCAGTGTAAGCCTTCATGACTGTCACTGGGTTCTTAACAATAAACTCAGTTACCAGTTTATTTGGAATATCAATAGTACGGTGACGGAAGTGTTTAGACTTTCCATAGCCATAGAAAGCGTTGGCATCATCGGTAACATCAGTGAGTCCAAGAATCTCATCCACACTTTTCTTTGCTCTGCCCATTACCATCTCAGGATCGGTGCTAAGTTTTATTCTTTCATACTTACCTGTGGTAGCATTGCGCTGAAACACATATGGGTTTGACAGATACCAATCAAACAATATCTGCTCTAGTGCCTCACGGTTCTCGCGGATGTAATCTTTATTCCAGAAGCGAGGGAACATTACCTCTTCATTGGCTGGCTTTACTGGGGTTTCCCTAGCCAACTGCAATGCATCTTGAATCTCTTCAAGTTCCATTTGTTTCCTAGCAAGACGAGCCTCTAGAAATTCAACACGCTGTGGGCTTACACGCTTCTGTGTTCTTAGGGCATCGAGGCGTCCTTGGTAAACTTCAATGTCATCCTCAAGGCCAATCACACGATTGTTGAGAGCCTTAGTATCACCGATCAATCCTTCTGACCGCAGATCAACTTCCCAATCCTTGAAGAACCTGCGAATCTCTGTAATGGCTTCGCGCTGAAGATCGGTGAGGTTCTCTTCCCCACGCATATACATATCGCCAAGATCATCAAGCCATTCTTCATAAGTAACTTTTTCTGGCTGAAACTTCTTACTAAGGCCGCGACCAAAGTTGGTTGTTTCATAGTCAAGAATGCGGCGTACTTCTGCGCCAGTATCTCTTGCCCACAGTTCTTGTAGAGTACGATGGCTTTTAGCCCAAGTGCCATTGTGTACTTGTGCAGATTGATAGACGCTACTGCCGTTAGTCATGCCAAACTTGTGCATGTTTAGGAGAATGCCACTATCGCCAGCAAGGCGAATCATATCCAACTTGTCTGCGGTGGTCAGTTTCTTGCTCTGAAGGAAACGCTTAACAGGTGTAGTTACACCCTTATACATCCACGACTTAGTGAAAGCATCTTCAACAATGCCAGCAGGGTCTTCTACACCAAAGCCCATTTCCTCTAGTTTGGTTTCTTGCTTCTTGCGAATCTCTAACTCTTCACGAGCCTTCATCATGCGAGTTTCATATTCGTTGATAGACTTCTCCATGCCACGAATACGTCCGTCAATGATTCGCCTTGCCGCAAAGACATCACCATCAGCATCTTTCAATGCCTTTTGGTATGCGTCATTGCCGCTCATCTCATCAATTTCTTTGCGCAGACGTTCAATCGTCTTTGGCCTACGCTTGAGCATTACATTGAGTTCATCTACCTGCTTGCCAGCAAAGGGGCGTTCTTTTGTTGGCCCAACAAAGTCAGCAATGTCTAAGCCTTCACGCTCTAACTCTGCTTGAAACTCTTCAATCTCTTTGGCTGTCTTTTTGATCGACCGACTGCGCAATGCGCTAGGTATAGAAATCAAACCACCCAGCGCCATGCCAGAGACAAATGCGCCGCCAATATTTATAGCGGATTCTTCTGCTGTGCCGAGGGGATCAAACGGTGCGCGAATAATCTCAGCACCACCTTGGATAGCGGCAAGCGATGTACCAGTACGCAATGCAGAACGCAACAAACCGCCAGTAGGTGCAAAAGGTAATGCAACTGCATTAATGGGGTCAAACAATCCAGCAACGAATTGTGTTCCAAATGAGGCATTGTAGATTACTTGGCGGCGTTCATTGTTAGCATCAATCTCAGACTTGAGGCGTTGCATATGTTCTCTGTTCTGCGCATCAAGCAAGAATGACTTATGCTCTTCATAGCCCTGCATGTCATCAAGCGGATTGTATCCAACCTCGACCTGATCGCCGTATCGAATCTTATTAGAAAGATAGTTATATAGCGGAGAGTATGCGTAAGCATTCATAGCACCAATGGTTTCAAACAAACCTGACGGTGCTTTTGCCTGAGTCTTACTAAAGATAATAGGCTGAATGTTATTCGG